ATGCCGCTGTTCGATGGTCTGGCCTACCTGGAGGCGGGCAACCCTCAGGTCAATCAATATCTTGCCAACCTCAGCCTCAACGATGTGCCCGATGCCGGGCTGGTCTACGAGCTCGCCGTCGACTGGCTGCTGGAGCAGCGCAACAGCGAGAACAACTACAAAACCTATCGCAGTGAGCTGACCACGTTTTTGCACTGGTGCTTCGGCGAAATGCGCATCAGCCCCAAAGATCTGACCCGGCGCATCATGATGCGCTATCTCGATTACTGTCAGGCGCCGCCGGCGGCTCTGATTGCCTATCGCAACGTAGCCCAGTTCGTGCTCGACAAGGAGTGGGGAGAACGACTGCCCAATCCCCAATGGCGACCCTTCCTTGGCAAGCGGGAGCTGGGCCGCGAGTTGCCATACCGCCTCAGCGAACAGGCCATGAAGACCAAGCTCGCCATTCTGTCTGCCTTCTTCCAGTTCTTGATTCAGGAAGAGTACATGGACCGCAACCCGGCGCTGTTACTGCAACGGGTGAAGCGCTCAATGCAGCAGGAGCCGGACGACCATGGCCAGGCCTTCAGCGAGCTGCAGTGGTCCTATGTTATGCAAGCTGCCGACCTGCTGGCGGCCGAATCACCCGAGCAGCACGAACGCAGCCGCTTCCTGATAAGCCTGATGTACGCCTGTTACCTGCGGATCTCGGAAGTGGCAGCAAGGCCAGGGTTTACCCCCGTCATGGGGCAGTTCCGCCGCGATGGTAAAACCGGTGTCTGGGGCTATTTCATTCCCCGCAGCAAGGGTGGTAAGCGCCGCACCGTGGCGGTGTCCCATGCCTTGCTCGAGGCCCTCAAACGCTATCGGACGTTTCTCGGTCTCTCACCATTACCAGCACCCGATGAGCAGACTCCGCTGTTTGTGCGCCACAAGGCTGCGGCGCATGGCCGGGAACAAGGTGAGCTCAACGCCAACCTCGGGATCCGCCAGCTGCGTGACCTGGTGATGAGCGTCATCCAGACCGCTGCCGATCTGGCAGAAAAAGATGGGTTTGTGCAGGACGGCGCCGAGATGCGCAACCTGACACCGCACTCCATTCGTCATACCGGCATCACCCACGACATCAATCTCAACGGACGGCCGTTATCACACGTGCAAGCCGATGCCGGCCACGACAGCATCGACACCACCTCCAAATACCTACACACCGGCAACAGCGAGCGCCACGAAAGTGCCAATCACAAACCGCTGGATCGGTTGCACGACTAGGCCTTTAAAAATGAGAGATAACGAAGAGGTAAGTTCAGGAGCATGCCTGTGATGTGACCAGCGTTTTTTAACCGGCATCACTCCGGACTGTTCCACAATCCAACACCGCGCATAATGTGGCCGCGGTATTATGTTGAGGGTTTTCCCCCTGCGATAATCCCGAAGGGGCAGGGGGACGCGACTAGGCAGGGACGTGGGACAGCTTGCTGGCATCGTCCCAACGCCGGAGCGCCCGTAACATAATCCGCATTTATGCGCAGTGACCCAAGAAATATCTAATGAGTAGACTACATATATAAAAGGGCACTATATGTGCCCATTTAAAATTCATTATATCTTTATTAGCTGTGATGCAACTACAAGCGTTGTACTTATCTTGTCTGTTCGATACTTCTTGAATTCTTTATCGGGAACTTCGCTAACATCACCTTGGTTACTGCGCCACAATGCCAATATGATAACCTCATCACCCTTATCCACTTTACCAAACCATGTTGCATCCTTTGCCCAGACGCTGACCTCAACATTCGCGCCTACCGAGCTATCATCTTGATCTGCAACAGAAAGGCACCTGTATAGGTTGATGACGTTGCTCTTGTTTTTCCCAACTCCAATGCGCTTTGATTTTATAACACCATGAATTGCAATCGGATATTCTTTCCCAGATGCCAAAATCTTTAGCGCATCAAGATATCCATCAGCTTCAAAATAAAACTTATCCCAACCAATACTTTCCTTACCAAAAACAAGCTTTATTTTGTCTGCAATAGCCGACTGACTGTCACAAGCTGCACGAAGCTCTAGCACTCTTTTGGCAGAGTTTATATAAGGTAGTTTCTGCTTGCCTGACTTAATGTAGCTATTTGAGTTAGCACCAGCAGAAATTCCGCTACCTTTATTCTGTGATGCTGATGACGCATTCTTTATATTGTCCTTTATCATATTGAGGCGCATGCGATATTCGCCTTGCCCCAAGCTGACAAACATATCTTTCGATTCATCAACGATGCTTAACAGCGTTGCATCAATCGCATATGGACAAGCCCCTACCGCGTGCACTTTGCCAGGCATCAGCTTGAAGTAGGCGGGAACAAGGATTGATTTGCCATCCAGGTCTCGCACATGCTCAGAGTTATGCGTTACAGTCACCTTACAGTGCTCGCATAGCAATGGCTCTGCACCCTTCCCTTTAATGTACTCATCCGAAGACCATGGCCGACCGTTCTGGTCGACCGCCATCTTCATTTTAATCCCCATCACCACCTCCAAATTAAGCTGTTACTGCTGCTTGTTCATTTTTATCTGAGCAAGTGAGCTGTACGCATATACAGTTTCCTCGCGGATCTCATAATACACAGAGATGACACGATGTAAACACCCAAAATATTTGTTTTAATTGGATTTTTTATTAAAAATTCGGCGGCCAATTTATAATAAATTCCCCGCCTTTTAAAAAAGAAAAGGGGGCTATAAAAGCCCCCTGAATCGCCCCCACTTTCCTAGACACCTCAAGAGCCTCAAACTGAGGTCATTCAGGAGGTGTTATGAGCAAGCAGCAACGTTACACGGAAGAATTCAAACTGGCCGCCGTCAAGCAGGTGACTGAGCGCCATTACCCAGTGGCAGAGGTCGCTGAGCGACTTGGTGTTTCCAGCCACAGTCTCTATGCCTGGATCAAACGCTACAGCCAGCCAGAGGTGCAGCAACAGCATGACTCCAGCCAGCAAGCCGAGATTCGTCGCCTCAAGGCTGAACTACGCCGCGTCACCGATGAGCGAGATATCTTAAAAAAGGCCGCTGCGTACTTTGCCAAGCTGTCAGGGTAAGGTACGCCTTCATCCGGGAGCACGCGTCCACACATCCCATCCGCCAACTGTGTCGGATGATGAATGTCCACCCGAGCGGTTATTACGCCTGGCAGCACCAGCCTTTATCTGCCCGCGCACTTGAAGACCAACGCCTTCTGGGCCAGATCAAGCAATGTTGGCTAGAAAGCGGCGGCGTCTATGGTTATCGCAAGATCCGGGACGACCTGCGAGAGATGGGCGAGACCTGTGGGAAACACCGGGTGGCGCGATTAATGCGTCATGAAGGTTTACGTTCACAAACCGGTTATCGTCGCCGTCCCGGTCATTATGGTGGCCGGCCAACGGTGGTTGCACCGAATCATCTTGAACGCCAGTTCGATGTGACTGAGCCAAATAAGGTCTGGGTAACGGACATCACTTATATTCGAACCCATGAAGGCTGGCTCTATCTGGCCGTGGTATTGGATTTGTTTTCACGACAAGTCATTGGTTGGTCAATGGGGCCACGGATCGACCGAGAGTTGGCCATCAGCGCGTTACTGATGGCAGTGTGGCGACGACGACCCGAACAGGAAGTGCTGGTTCATTCTGACCAAGGGAGCCAGTTTAGCAGCTATGATTGGCAGGATTTTTTGCGGGATCACCGGCTCAAGGCCAGCATGAGCAGACGTGGCAATTGTCATGATAACGCGGTGGCGGAGAGTTTCTTCCAGCTCCTCAAACGCGAGCGGATCCGACGTAAAGCCTATGCGGATCGCGAGGAGGCCCGGCAGGATGTGTTCGATTACATTGAAATGTTTTACAACCCCAAGCGCCGGCACAGTTTCAACAATGGGCTATCGCCAGTAGAGTGTGAGAAGCAATATTTCGAACGGCTCAAAAGTGTCTAGAGAAGCCGGGGCGATTCACAGATCACATATTGGGATAAGGGTACAGAGATCCCTCCTGTTTATAAACGGCTTATGCGGATGGCATCCGGGCGGGAGCTGCCCACGATTTTCAAAGCCTGGGAGGGGTGGCGGATGGCGAATGACTGCCTGATCTCCCCAACCGGAGTGAGGTTCGATAGACGAAGGATTGAAGCCCTAGCCATCATCCAGGTGGAGCGGTCAGAGAAGCAGAAAGAGGCGTTCTATTGGAGGAAGAAGCTAGGCATGAGTTGAAACTGAGGGGGCAATGCCCCCTCAATTTTTATACACAAAAGGCAGTTGAGGGACCATAAACACGCCTTTTTAGGCGCTTAAATTTTTTCTCGTATTCATTTTCAGGAGCTGCAGCACTACTAATCCGGGAAGGATTAGAGGCACCTTCAGCTGTGGGATACCAAATTTTTAAGATTGCTGCCGCGTATAGAAATAACCCCTCAAGCTTGCTCTCTGGGTCATCGTCCCATTTCTGCCCATGTACCTTGGTAGCAGCCACCGAGAAGGCTCTCTCAATGACCTCATCAGGCCATTTCGTGACAACAGCAAACTCACGCGTGGAGTAGTAGTCTCTGAACTGCCTGATAACGTCAACCTCGATCATGGGGCCTCCTGGGCCTAGTGGACTGTACGAATACTATCCAACAACCAGAAGGAAAATGCAAGCTTATGTTTTTAAAGGATTTTTGACGCTCTCGTCAGGCAGGGCGAGAAAGGTGATTGGTGTTGAATTCCCCCCGTATTACTATACGGGGGGCAGCAAATCTATAAACTGAAATCCTTGAGGGAATAATGAGAACCTTTTATAAATACTACAGTCATCTTCCCGAAGAATACCTATTAAACCCCACGATAAAACTAACGCCACCATCACTACTTAACGATCCTTTTGAATATATCGTTCCAGAGGACATTATCAACTACATTAATAATGATAAAGAGTTAAAAAAGATAACGCATGAGTATATGGAAATGTGGGGATATAGCAGACAAGAATTAACAGATCACATTATCAGATGCTTATCTCACTGTGGAATAGTTTCGCTATCTGAAACACCTAGAAATTTACTTATGTGGGCACACTACGGTGCACAGCACAAAGGAATATGTATAGGCTACAAAGAGACATTCTTTGATAACCATATAAAAAACAATGAAGCCGACTGGGAAGATGAAATACCATATTTTTATCGCCCGGAAAAAATAAACTATGACTCAACAAGATTAGTCCCAAATGAAACAAAAATAATGAGGTACGATGGCAAGAGTATAATTTATAACATCATATCCCATATATTGACGATCAAGAGTGACGAGTGGATATATGAAAAGGAGCATCGTTGTATTGTACCAATATATTGGGGTGATAGCTTTACAACAAGCCGACCATATTTTAAACCTAGAGAGGCAGAAAATGGAGTAATTAAATTAAATAAGAATGAATACATTCATTACATTGGAAAAATGTTCAAGCTAGAGGATGGCAATAGAGATTATCATAAATTCCTTGCGCCAGAAAGAACCTCAATATTCAAATCCATATCAAGCCAAGACATATCAAGCATTTATTTTGGATGCAAATCTGATACTCGATACGTGCATAAAATAATAAACCTGATTACTGGAAACCCCCAAAAACTTGGCCATATAAAAGCGTACATTTTCAAACCAAGCTCGTCACGATTTGAACTAGAAATTGAGTCATGCTTGAGCGAGTAAAGGAAAAAATTAATGACAGCCAATGAAATATTAGTTGAAAGTTACAAAGAAGCCGTCAAACATACTAATAGAGGCATGTTCCTAGGGATACTCATATCATCAATGCTGTATCTGATTGCATATAAATCCATATTCTATAATGGGATAACTATCCCGGTACTTGGGTTAAATATCCCATCAAAAGAGACTGCAACATACAGTCTGTGGGTGCTTTATTTTTATTGTGGCATTTATTCTAATTTCTACTACATGCAGTCACTAAACATATTCAAAGAAATACAAGACCATGAAATAAAAAAAGCACTAACATTCTACCCATCAATAAATATGGCCAGCAGTTTACAATCTGTAATACTCTCACCTTTTTATGTAGGTATATGGTATGCAGTTTCATTGCAAATAGAGCTTGTAGATTCTCAATTTAAATCAATCCTTATTGGCTCCATTCTTGCGTTTCCATATTTAAATGTTCTATTCAATATTTCAAGTGAACGTAGAGAGTTTCAAAAAATAAGAAAGAATAAACCTATTGAAGAGACCATTCCTGAGTAATACCCTCATTTCCCTCAGCACCGGATAGCCTCAAAAGCCGGTTTAGCAGGAAAGGGGGGTCACCACCTCACAGGAGCATTCCAAACAAGTTTCGGCGAACCAACCACCTTCCCGACAATGGGCCTCAGTGTGTCGCCTTATAGGGGCTCACGCCCCTGGGGTTCAGTGGCCGACCTGTAGAAAGGTGGCCACCGGCAGGAGAGGGGAGTTATGACCGGTCATCAGAAGGAGCTTGCTTGTTGCTGCTACCCGCAAAGAGGGTGGCATTGTATTTCCGGCGCAGGGCGTCACCCTCGGGGTCGCAGTACACGTCCACAGGTTGCCCCTGGTACTTCACCACCGCATGGCATGCACTCATTGGATCCACCCTGGCGAGTTCCTCCGGCCAATCGTCCCTGTCGAGCGGCTGCACGTCGTCGCCCTTGCGCAGCGAGAAGCAATACTCGACCCGATATTCGCCCAGGTGATCCTTTATCAGGATGTGACAGCTGATAATCAGCTGATGGCCGGCAAACGGCCCTATAGCAAGGACGCCAGCAGCAGACGCAGCAGGAGCGCCACCAGGACGTACATCAGCAGCGGACGAAGCACCCACCGTCCCAGCAGCCGGAACAGCGGCAGAAGCGGTTTCAGCGGCCTTAGCAGGAGCATCAATATATTCAGGCTTGATGAAGCCAAAGAATACGCAGAGTCCCCAAATCGCCAAAATAAACAGAATTTTAGGGTCTCGAAATATCGAGCTGCCCGCGATTGTATCCGAGACCTTACCGGTTGTAGTCGAGTCATAAAGCTTGAAAACATACTTGGGCACCTTATTAAATGGCTTAGCTTGCAGCACGTCATTCATGGACGTACCGGAGTTATCAGAGAGGTGAAGCACCGTCTTATATCGACCACCGATCCCCAGTATCGCCATATTGGTATGACGAATGGCCGTTTCGGCAGCAGCCCGGATTACCTGGTGCACCTTTTTGATGTTCGGGGTTGTAAATACAAAGTCCCAGTTATGATGACGGTGCATATCAAAGGCAACATCGATGGTTTCTGGTCGGCCATCTTCTTTAGCCACATCCGGCCCACCTGGATAATTCAGCCGGTCTAAATCACTCTGCCGCCAGGAAGGCGGAAATATCCGCTGCACCTCATCGACTAGGAAGAAAACCCCTTTGGGCGCCCAGTGATAAAAGCGGGCGAGGTGATCGCGTCCTTCCTGGGATTCTGTCTCGATATAGGTTACCTGGAACTCGTCAGGCACTTCCTTTCCTAATACCTCTTTGCACCGTTCAGCGGTAAAGCCGCGCACGTTGGTCACGATATGACGACCCGCCTTGATGGCCGGTATCACATCGGTATGAATGGCCCCTGACGACTTATAGGAACCAGGGGCGCCGTGATGGATCTTGATAGACATGGTTTACCACCCCAGCATATTCAGTAAAAAGCGGGTCACAAAGGCTTGTGTCAATATCGACAGCCCTTTATCAACATGCAAATAGAGCAAGATCCCCCTCATTTGAGAGGGCAGGTTATTAAAGGAGGCGGAGATCAGGTCGCTGAATTGCAGGTTAATCAGAATCTGCTTGGCAACGTCCCAGGAAAAAGTGAGTAGAAATATCTTGAACTCGACCCACTGAATCGCCAATTTAACAGCTATCCAGGCTGCAAACTGCACTGCCAATTGATATATATCGTTGAAAAATCCATTAAAGAAATCACTCATCCATTCCATATATCACCTCTTAGCCACAATCATCAGCGCCAGAAAATAGAAGATGAACATCATGATGGCCGCTATCATTTCCCAATATCCTTCTACCTCGGGGCAGACGGAATAAGAGCGGCCAAACATCGAGAACATATCAAAACACTTTGGCACCGCCGCCGACCCGCTCAGGCTATATTGGAACATATCGACCATATCATCCTTAATACCGTCATGGGTGTTCTTCAGTTGATCCTTGCGTTCCTGGAATTGCTTATTGATGGTTTCCAGGTCAAAGAAACAGTGCGCACCATCTTTACAGAGCTGGGATGTATATTCAGACCCTGCCACATGCAATGGGTTTTGCGCAGAGCCTGGCATTTTAGAATAATCAATGTCCTGACCGCCTTCACCTGACGAACCGCCACCAGATTTAAGCGCCTCCTTAATATCCATCAAATGCCCATTAACACCATTGTTGCCAAGTTGAGACGCCATTTCAGCCGCATACTTAGCTGTATTGCTGGTTGACCTATCAATATTTGTGGTGCCGCCATAATAATCCCTATCCATGCGGCCAAACATCTCACCCAACTTTGAATCCCAATAAGGCTTACCCAGACCATTATCACCATCCGAACCAGCCAAATGTTCGCAACCATTAGCAAGCGGATTAACAACGCAATTAGTTAATCGCTGCAACGCCTCATCAGACCGATTAAGCGTCGATAACATCTGATTATTAATTAAACCAACTTTTTCAGAACCACTAATCTGAGTATTTAGCGCATCAGTAACCTTTCTAAGGTCTCTACTAAAATCTTTAAATGTAACAAGCTGAGCCTGCCCCTGCTCATAAAACTTAATTGCAGACCAACGAATATCTTCATCAATCTGCTTTAACGCTCTTGTAGTGGTCTCTTGATATTCACCACCGACCCCAATAGGACTCACCTGATTTTTAAATGGATAATAATAGGGAGCATCGCCACCACCTGTACCACCATCACCACCTGTACCACCATCACCACCCGTACCGCCATCACCACCGCCCAACTTGCATTCGCCCCCCGTTGTCTGAATAGGCCCCTTAGTACCTTCATTAGGAAACTCAACGCAAACACCAGGACAAGAAACCTGACAGCCGCCCAGAGTGGATGACTCCCATTTAACGCAATAGGGCAGCGCGGTACTAATCGGCACATTGGACAGCTTAAGGCCAGCCGGACAGCTCGCAAACGCCCCCAGCGGCACCAAGAGCAGCAAACAAAGGACTCTCACACGACCCCCAATAAAAAAGGCGACCGGAGCCGCCTTTGTGTCATATCGAAAACGATGATCTGTAGCCTTCCACAAAGAACAGGAACCACAGCGTTCCGATGAGCAAAGACATGCTTAGGCTTTGCGCATCAGGCTGATCAGGATGCCCACGCCCACACAGGTGGCCACAACCAGCATCACCTTGGGAGAGGTTGCGGTCACGTCCGACTGGGTGGCGTCCAGGGCCTTGGCAGCGGCATCAGCAGCGGCTGTACCACCTTCGGCGAAGGCCGCACCGGTAGACAGGGAGCACACAGCAGCGATACAGCCATTACGGAAATAGTTTTTCATACTCGTTTATCCTCTTTTTGCACTTACGATGACACGGGCAATTGCGCCCAGTTTGAGGCCAGTGACCCAGATTAATAATCCAAAGCCAAAGGCCATCGACACAGTGGATACATCCAATTCAAACCAGCTCGATATATCCGTTAATTTGGCGTGCTCCTGGACAGTCAAGAGCACGTATTTACAAGAATCCCCCTCAGCTAAGCGGGCATATCCTTCAGAGGTAATATCTAGACAAAGCATTATCGCGCCCTCGTCGTCGCTCGCTGCGCGCTCTCGCTCCTCCTCCTCGCGGCGCGGTGGTTATACCGGCTGTTTTTTGGTTGGCTGGAAGCCAACAACCACGTTGCGGGTCGGATTCTGGGGATCCGCTTCCAGGACAAGATCCACCGCCACCAATTTCGGGCAGTCGGCCAGCTCTTTAATGGTGGCCGCATCGTTGCGCAGGGCTAATTGGCGCACTTCATAGCCCCAGGAGGTGATATTGCATTCCGGCTTGTTCACGTTATTAGCCGGTGCCAGGTATTCTACCTGGGCAAAGTCATAAGGAACCGGCGAGCCAGATTTACGGGACACGCCATAGCCGTGAGTAACGCGGGTAACCAAAATACCAGTCAGCAGAGACATATTATTTATCCTTTGAAGAACCATTGTTAGGTCGATATTAAATTGTGCTGCCCCGATATAATCTCGGGAGGTAGCGGCATTCTTAACCGCGCGGGAATATCATCTTCTCCCAGGTGCGCTGTTAATTGGTGAACAATCTTCTCAGGGGCTAACCCTTCAATGCTTGCTAACCAATTGACAAGGCGACCGGCCATCCTGGACATATTAAATACGGCGTTATCCCTGGACGTTTTGAATTTATTCTTAAAGGTGGTTACACGCACCGGTGTTATTTCTTCCTGGCAAACCGCATCCAGCCATTTGGCAAATTGCGGATACATCCCCGAAAAATAAGGGTCAGGGTTTACCAGGACATCCAGCGGAATGACTCTGTCCTTATTGTGTAATTCGCCTTCGGCGCGTACCCAATTCGGGAACTCGGCCGATTGCATCTGTTTGCCCTTCTCATATATCCGCGCACACTTGCCGTTAATACGGCTGCCCACGTAGAAGGAGCAACCCTTGCTCGGCACCATGCCGAAACGCTTGGCGATACCCTTGGCCACCTCGGTGATCACGAACTCGCCCGATTCAATCTTCATCCAGGAAGGTGCACGGCCACGCTGCGGGTGAAACTCGCCGGCTTCGGCGCCGGCTATCGCGCCCTGGTAAGTGATGTGTTTGCCGCTGTAGTCATCCAGGGCGAGATCCACCCGAGTGATGCGCAGACCTGGCACGTGAGAGATAACGGAGTGCAAAGCCTGGAAATCGAGGGCCGCACAACCCACGCCGGAAAAACTCACCATGCAGCCATGGTTAGCCGCACCCCAACCAATCAGCCCGCAGGGCATCCCGTCACACAGCAGGTCAGCCGAGTTGGCGTAACCGTGCAGACCGGAGCGGCGAGGGCGCATGGTGAAACGCGGCTCGGGAATGGGGACACCGATGCGGGTATTGAGTTCTTCCAGCCACAGTTCGATCTCGTTGCAGCAGAGGGCATCCAGGAACTGGACGCCGTAGCTGTCGATAAGGTCGTTATAGGCTTCCCAATACTTGGCACCCTCGACCACCTCGAACTGGGAGAACTTGAGCAGATCAGCGCAGACAGCTTTGAGCTCCTGGCGCATGTCGGCGCGGGACCGGTATCCAGAGTGCAGGGCACGTTCCATCATGTCGGTCATGGAAGGCGTCAGCACCGGGGCAGGGGACTTGGGCAGCCCCTTGAGGCTCAACCGCTCAGTGGCTTTATCAAACGTCCGAGCAGGGGCAGGGGACGCAGCAGCCTGCTGCAGGCGCTCGGCCTTGTCATAGAGACGCTCAGTCACCTTGTCAAAGCGGGTGAGGGGAGCGAACCCGACAGGGCGCTTCCACAGGTAACGCAAGCCCTCGACCGGCTGGGCGGCAAAGGCGGCTTGAATCGCCTTGTTCTGGGTCTCGAAGCGGGGGATAGCCTTCAAGAGGGCACCTTGCTTGGCGAGCTCAGTCATCTGGCGCAGCTCGGTCGGGGCCCAGGTAAAGGAGAGATAGTCGATCAGGGTCTTATGACTGGTCATATCTGCTTTTCCCAGAAGGCAACCAACAAGCCATACAACGTGACCAGCAGGCAGAAAACCAGGAGCAGACCAAACCCGACAACCAGCGGCTGAACGCTCACATCCAGGTTGTCGCCGATAACGCTATTTATCGGCATCACGGAGCTATGACCAGTCATCGAAAAACACTCCCTGGTCATAGAAGCCTTGCCATGTGTCCTCGGTCACCTCGACCAGCTCAAAGGCGGTGTCGGGGTACGTCATGGACAGATAGATCCGCATCTCATGCAGGTCGCGGAACATCTCAACCTGACCGGCCACACAGGCGGAGACATCGCCGGTGGGCTCTGCCTGCCAGTAGACCTTGCGCTCGTTGAGCGCCGGCAGATCCTGGTTTTGTGGGCTACAGTAGGTCAT